GTTTGGTCTACCTGCACCTGCAGCATCTTCGAAATCACCTCTTTCGTTATCAGTTGGTTGTTCGTTGTAGAATAACACATTTTGTCCAGCCATTGGAATAGCAGCACTATCTACAGCACCTTTATATACAAATGATACATCACCATTAGCGGCTACAGTTGTATATTGTGGTCTTAAAGCATCAATGGATGCTTGGAAGAAATAATTAGCATCAGATGATGAAATTACTGCCATCGCTCTTACTCCTTTATTATCTAACCTTGCTGGTTTATTGACATTTGCTATAGTTACAGTTGTAAATTCTTCAGCAGCAGCAGAAGCTGATAGATCAGTATCATACTGTAGGTCACCCCATGAAGAAGTAGCTGTAGTAACTGCAACTGATTGTGAGAATTGGTTGATTGAATACGCAAATCTTCCAGCACCATATAAACCATCAGATGGGTCTGCACCAGCACCTGGGTTAGTGTTACCATATAATGAAGAAGCTGAATTGTAAACATCACCAGCTGGACCGAAATCGATCTCTTTGTTTTGTCCGTATTGGAAATCTAGGAAAAATACTAGACCTGAAGGTAAATTCATTGGTTGAACAGAAACAAATTCTTTAGCAGCAATTTGTCCAAATACTTTTCTTACCAATGGAAGAGCTACACCTGCCCACTGAGCACCTTGCCCTGCAGTAAATGTACCACCACCTTGGTTAGTAGATGATTGTTCAACAACGAGTTGTTTAGCTTGGTTTTCAAGAATCATACTCATGTTGTTCTTGTTTTGTTCGCTATCAAACCCTTCTAATAGTCCTGTTTTTTCCCACTTGCCTGCTAATCTAGCAGCATCACTCTGAACACTTTTCCAGTTGTTCGCAGAGCTTTCTAAAAGTGAATTTAATTGACTCATTTTATTGTTTGTTTATTTATTATTAATTTATTTTAAACCTGCCAATTTTTGGAACCTCGCCACCATTGGGTCAGTTTTTATAATTGGTTTTTTCTTGTTAACATTTCCAGATACTCTTGAAGCAGCACCTAAAGATTCTCTAATTGGAGCCTTTTTAGTCTTTAAACCTTCGTTTAAAGTTTCAAATACCAATTTAGTTTCTTTAACAGTACCAGCTTTATCAAAAGCACCTAATACTTTAACTTTTTGATTTTCAGTTAAGTTTTTAGCTTTGAAAATCTTGTTTGTGTAGAGTAATTTAGCATTAAGTAAATTAACTTCGTTTAAATCAGATTTTAAAGATTTAATTGTAGCGTAAGCTTCTTTAAGCTCTTCGTCCTTTTCTTCTTCTAAACCTAAGAAACCTTTACCAGGTCTTGTAGCTGCTTTCCTTCCAGATTGAGCATACTTCTTTGGTTCTTCCATTTCATCAGACCATTTTTTAATTCCAGCAGCTATATCTGAAGGTAATTTGGCTATATTTAATCCTGCTTTTGCAAGCATTTTCATAGCTTCACCACCAACAGTTTTTCTTTTAGGGTCATCTTTTGCCCTGTCATAGTCTGTCATTGTATATGTTCCACTTCCTGGAGTGCCAACTGCGGCTTCGTCCATTTCTTTTTCTTCTTTAACGTCTTCTTTCTCGTCGTCTTTTTTCTTTTTGCCTTCTGTGACTTCAACGTCTACTTCGTCTTCAACGTCTACGTCTACTTCGTCTTCTTCTTCGAAACTTTCACCTGCTTCTAGCTCACCAGATTTAACCATGTCAGCAATTACGTCTTCAATGAAATCTTTAAGGTCGTCATCAGTCATGTCTTCAAGATCAAGTTCTTCTTCATCTTTATCTTCCATGTCTTCTTTTTCGTCTTCCATACCGTCTTCATAGCCTTCTTCTTCGGCGTCTGTTTTGGCATCTTCGTCGATGTCCTTTTTATCCATTTCTTCGATTTCTGCTAAAATTTCGTCTAAATTGATTTCTTCGTCAATATCAGATTCAGCAAGATCTTTTCCATACTTCATTTTTTCAGTACGTTTAGTTTCTTTACTTTCTCCTCCATCTTTACGATCATCATCTTTATACTTTTTCTTTTCTTCAATATCTTCTTTCTCTTCATCTATTTCCATTTCTTCTAACTTTGCA